CATCAGGTCCTCGACAACGTTTACAGCCAGGTGGTAAAATTGTTTGTGTAATGACCAGATGGAATACAAAAGATTTAACAGGTATGTTATTAAAATCACAAAAAGAAATCAAAGCTGATAAATGGGAAGTAGTAGAGTTCCCAGCAATTTTGCCAAGTAAGAAACCTGTTTGGCCAGGCTACTGGAAACTAGATGAACTTGAAGCTGTTAAAGCATCACTGTCAGTTGGTAAGTGGAATGCACAGTGGATGCAGAATCCTTCTTCTGAAGAAGGTGCAATTATAAAAAGAGAGTGGTGGAAGAATTGGGACAAGGATAGTTTACCCTCTTTAAAACATGTTATCCAATCTTACGATACTGCTTTCATGAAAAAAGAAACTGCCGATTACTCTGCCATTACAACGTGGGGCGTGTTTCAGGAGAATGAGGATTCACCAGCTAATTTAATTTTACTCGACGCTATGAAAGAGAGACTAGAATTTCCTGAGTTGAGACGAGTAGCGAAAGAACAGTATGACTACTGGCAACCAGAAACTGTGTTAGTTGAGGCTAAGGCATCAGGACTACCACTTACTTATGAGCTTAGAGCTATGGGAATACCTGTAGTCAACTTCACACCATCAAAAGGAAATGATAAGCATACTAGAGTTAATTCTGTTGCACCATTATTTGAAAGTGGTATGATATGGGCTCCAACAGATAAAAAATTTGCACAAGAGGTTATGGAAGAGTGTGCTGCTTTCCCTTATGGAGATCATGACGATTTAGTTGACTCTATGACACAAGCTGTTATGAGATTTAGACAGGGAGGATTAATAACTCACCCTGAAGATTATGAGGAAGAGAAATCACCTCCTAGAAAATATAGTTACTATTGGTAGTATGAAAAAATTAACCAAGACTACACCACCGAAAAGAGGACCTAACCCACAGGGCTTGAATATTCCTATTAAAAAGGTTAAGGTCGCACGATTGGAGAAAATAAATGGCAGATATGGACAAGGCTCTTCCAAACGTTGAGCAAACTATAAATATACCTAACGAAGAAGATATTAACATCGAGCTAGAGGAACAACAAAAAGATCCTCAAGAACCTGTTGACGTTCAAGAGAACGAAGACGGAAGTGTTGATGTTAACTTTGATCCATCGCAAGTTAACCCTGGACAAGACGAAGGGCACTTTGCAAACTTAGCAGAATTATTACCAGAGAATGTCCTCGCCCCTATAGGCTCGGAACTCTTTTCTAATTACGAAGACTATAAATCTTCAAGAAGTGATTGGGAAAAATCTTATACATCAGGATTAGATTTATTAGGATTTAAATACGAAAGTAAAACAGAACCATTCAAAGGTGCATCAGGTGCAACACATCCTGTACTAGCCGAAGCAGTTACACAATTTCAAGCACTTGCTTATAAAGAATTGTTACCAGCAGGTGGACCTGTACGTACACAGATCATAGGTCAGATCTCAGCTGAAAGAGAGCAGCAAGCAGCGAGAGTCAAAGACTTTATGAATTATCAAATCATGGATCAGATGAAAGAGTATGAAGCTGAACTTGATCAAATGTTATTTTATTTACCACTATCAGGATCTGCATTTAAAAAAGTTTATTATGATGAGATCATGCAAAGAGCAGTTTCTAAATTTGTACCAGCTGATGATTTAGTTGTACCTTACACAGCTACATCTTTAGATGATGCAGAATCAATTATTCACGTTGTTAAAATTTCTGAGAATGAATTACGTAAACAACAAGTAGGAGGTTTTTATAGAGATATAGAATTAAATCCTTCTTATGTAAATGAATCAGATATAGAAAAAAAAGAACGAGAACTAGACGGCACAAGAAAAGGTAGAGATGAAAGAATTTTTAATCTTCTTGAGTGTCACGTAAACTTAGACATAGACGGATTTAATGATGTTGATGCAGAAGGTATGCCAACAGGAATTAAACTACCGTACATCGTTACCATTGAAGAAGGATCTAGAGAAACTTTATCTATTAGAAGAAACTATGAAATAGGAGATCCTTTAAAAAACAAAATAGATTACTTCGTACACTTTAAATTTTTACCAGGACTTGGCTTTTATGGCTTTGGATTAATTCACATGATTGGTGGATTATCTAGAACAGCAACATCAGCTTTAAGATCATTGTTGGATGCAGGAACGTTATCAAACTTACCTGCCGGATTTAAAATGCGTGGTATAAAAATGAGAGACGAGAATCAACCAATTCAACCTGGAGAGTTTAGAGATGTAGATGCTCCTGGTGGATCTCTTAGAGATGCTTTCATGCCTCTTCCTTTTAAGGAACCATCGCAAACCTTATTATCGCTTATGGGTGTCGTGGTACAAGCAGGTCAAAGATTCGCTTCAATAGCAGATCTGCAAGTGGGAGACGGGAATCAGCAAGCTGCAGTGGGCACGACAGTTGCTATGCTTGAAAGAGGGAGCAGAACAATGTCTGCCATACATAAAAGATTGTATGCCTCTATGAAAAAAGAATTTAATTTATTAGCAAGAGTTTTCAAGTTATATCTACCTCCAATCTATCCATACGATATTGTCGGCGGTCAAAAACAAGTCAAGCAATTAGACTTCGATGATAGAGTAGATATATTGCCGGTTGCAGATCCAAACATATTTTCTCAAACTCAGAGAATCTCCCTAGCCCAAACGGAAATGCAACTGGCTTCGTCCAATCCACAACTACACAATCAGTATCAAGTGTATAGAAATATGTATGAAGCGTTAGGTGTAAAAGATATTGACTCTATTTTAATTAGACCACAACCACCAACACCAAAAGATCCTGCATTAGAACATATCGATGCATTAGGTGGAAAACCTTTTCAAGCTTTCCCTGGTCAAGATCATAGATCACACATTACTGCTCACTTAAATTTCTTAGAAACAAACATGGTTAAGAACGCACCTGCAGTTGGAGCGTCTATACAAAAAAATATTTTAGAACATATTAGTTTAATGGCACAAGAACAGATCGAATTAGAGTTTAGACAAGAGTTGCCACAACTAGCACAGATGATGCAGATGGCACAACAGAATCCACAGATGCAACAACAAGCTATGGCTATGCAACAACGTATCGAAGCTAGAAAAGCTGTACTAATTTCTGAAATGATGGAAGAATACATGAACGAAGAGAAAAAAATTACTTCACAATTTGGAAATGACCCTATTGCAATGTTAAGAGCTAGAGAATTAGACCTTCAAGCACAAGAGAACAACAGAAAAAAACAAGAAGGTGAAGATAGAATTAACTTAGACCGTATGAAAGCCATGATGAACCAACAAAACGTAGATGAGAAGCTAGATCAGAACGAAGAACTAGCACAATTAAGATCTGACACGTCTATTAAGAAAACAATTTTAACAAGTGAACTTAAAAAGGACAATTAATGATTAATAAAAAAGAAAAAAACACTTTAAAGAAACATAAAAAGCATCATACAACAAAACATATGGCATCAATGAAAAAAGATATGAAAAAAGGCATGACTTTTAATAAATCACATAATAAAGCTATGCGAAAGGTTGGAAAATAATGGCTTGGTTTGGTTTAGCAAAATTAGCATTCTCTGCTGGAAGTAAAATCTACGCTAATCGTCAAAAAACAAAAATGGCTATGTCTGATGCACAATTAATGCACGCAGAAAAGATGGCTAGAGGCGATGAAGCTTATCAAGGCAAATTATTAGAGTCTAGACAATCGGACTGGAAAGATGAGGCGGTTTTAATTATATTAAGCACACCTATAGCAATTTTAGCTTGGGCAGTGGTATCGGATGACCCTACAGCAATGGACAAAGTAAAGCTATTTTTTGAAATGTTCTCAGAACTCCCTAAATGGTTTACAAATTTATGGATACTTGTAGTTGCTAGTATTTATGGTATAAAAGGAACACAAATATTTAAAGGAGGAAAAAAATAATGACAAAAGATTGGTTAAAAGGTACAACAGTTACAAAAGAACAAAAAATTACGAAACATGAAAAAGAAAAAGAGATAGAAGCTACAGATGCGCTTTCTTCTCAAACAGTTGAAATAAAAAATGCTAAAAGAATGTTATCGTCTAAATCAAAAAAAGCAACTTGGTACTAAACTAGAAAAGGAAAACAATGCAAAGAACAATGTATAAATCAGGAAGTTTAAAAAAAGTTCCTGCAAAAAGTAAAGGATTAAAAAAACTACCAACTCCCGTTAGAAATAAAATGGGTTTTATGAGTAAAGGTGGCAGAGTTAAAAAAGCAGCTGGCGGCGGATTGTACGCAAACATAAAAGCTAAACAAGATAGAATTAAAGGTGGCTCAGGAGAAACAATGAGAAAAGTTGGAAGCAAAGGTGCTCCAACAGCAGCTAATTTTAAAAGAGCAGCTAAAACAGCAAAAGCATAATGGCTACTGCTGCATGGCAAAGAAAAGAAGGTAAAAACCCTTCTGGTGGATTAAATAAAAAAGGTGTTGCATCTTACAGAGCAGCAAACCCTGGTTCTAAATTAAAAACAGCAGTAACAACAAAACCTTCTAAACTTAAAGCAGGTTCTAAATCAGCAAACAGACGTAAATCTTTTTGTGCTAGAATGAAAGGCATGAAATCTAAACTTACTTCTGCTAAAACGGCAAGAGACCCAGATAGCAGAATAAACAAGTCTCTTAGAAAGTGGAATTGCAATTGAGAAAATCAATATTGGACGCACTCGAAGCTAGATACGAAGCAGAAGTGTCAGCAGCTCACGCTGTAATAAATATTTACTTAGAAAATTCTGTAGGTATTGGAGAACACCCACAACACTTACAAGAAGTAGATAAACAATTAGAAAAGATAGCTCAAGCAGAAGAAAAACTAGATGCTTTAGAATCTTTCTATGAACCTATAGAGGAACAATAATATGAAAGATGGACTACAGATAGTTGCAGCAATGCAAAAAATAATAAAAGATCGACTACAAGCTGTTGGAGATACGATGATAACAGGTGGGGTTGACAACATGGAAAAATATCAATATATGTTAGGACAAGCAAGATCTTATAACTATTTATTACAGGAAATCTCTAACCTGCTAAACAACAAGGAGCAAAAAGATGAGCAAGGAAACGTTATCGACATCAAAGGAAATTCCAAAACATAACAATGCTTTGGAAGAAAAATACAAAGACATTAAAGAAAAAGAACCCTTAAATCCCGAAACCATTGAAGCACAAAGATCCCAGTTACCCGAACCGAGCGGCTGGAGACTTTTAGTCTTACCATTTACACCAAAAGAAAAAAGTAAAGGCGGAGTTATTTTTACTCAAGAATCTTTAGACAAAATTCGTATTTCCACTAACTGTGGTTATGTAATTAAGTTAGGACCCTTGGCCTATAACGATAAAGAAAAATATCCAACAGGACCATGGTGCAAAAAAGGCGATTGGGTTATTTTTGCACGTTACGCAGGATCAAGATTACCCATTGAAGGCGGAGAAGTTCGT